GAGCGGGCGTTTATGGATGGGTTGGACAACTGGTTCCTAGAAATGGGGTTCCGGATGGTCGCTGAAGAGCCTGTTTATGATCTTAATCACATAGAGTTTTGCCAGATGAGGCCGATTGAACTAGACACTGGAGAGTGTGTGATGGTTCGAAACGTGCCGACGGCATTACGTAAAGATTCGTTGTGTACTGTGGATATCCGCAACCTGAAAGCACGTAAAGGATGGTTATCAGCGGTGGGAAAGGGCGGCCTAGCCCTCACTGGTGGTATACCTGTGGCTCAAAATTTCTATCGCGCTTGCGTGCGGTTGGGTGAGGGCTATGAGAATAAAATCGCAACGCATTTGCAAAGATTGTCTGGTATGGGCATGATGTCGATGGGTATGGCGGGTACGTACAGTGAGCCGAGCGCTAACGTACGCCTACAAGTCTTCAAGGCTTGGGGTATTTCTCCCGATATGCAATTGGCTTTCGAAAGGCACATGGATGACTTCTGTTTGAGCGACGCGCCAGTCTCGGCTGTTGATACGCATCACAATTTCAGTACCATCTTTCATGCGCTATCACGGTAATTATTGTGGGCCAAATTGGTCAGCCGGCCGGCACCAGGCATCCGTTGTCTCAGATGTGTCGCCAATCGACGAATTCGATCGCACCTGCCAGGTGCATGACGCGGCGTACGCCACAGGGTCCGATCTGGACGCTGCGGATAGGACGTTTGTCGCTGATAACTTGGCTAACTACGACGTAACCCGCTGGCTTGCAGCGGCAGCAGTCGGAGGACAAGTGCTTTTGAGATCACTCGATAGATCAACCACTCTTCACCCAAAATCACTACTACCTATGGTGAATCACAATCTGCGGGGAGCCAGAGCTCCTCAAGCTGTTGCAACTCAGTTTGCCTCTCAACAGACCTCTACAGCCCAAGTCGGGACCGTGTCAGCTCCGGCGACAATTGGTTCCGTCATTCGGGGGACCTCCGTCCGAAACCAGAAGAAGCACGCAAATGGCGTGTCTTTGGGCGTTTCCGTATGCGTTGGTCGCCCTTCGGGTGCTGTACAGACAACTGTACCGGAGATGGTAGCTGTACAATATCTCATGCCAGTCTGCTTAGGCAACGACGAGGTTCAGAACATGACGCGAGTGTATCAACACTACCGCATCACCAAGGCCACCGTGCACTTTCGGTCCTTTCAAGGGACGGCTGCCGGCGGCGAAGTCATCATGATTTCTAACGACGACCCTAACTTCCGCCCGGTGAACACGGCCGGAAATTCGTCATTCTACCAGCGCGCCTTGACTAGCGAACATGCCCTTCTGACACCCTTGTGGTGTCCAGCAAGCATGGAACTCGCCGTTGATAAGCGTTGGAAGGTGTGCGACAACAGTAACAGCACCACACTCGAGGAGTTCTGCTCCGGTGTGCTTTACTTGTATGAGGACGGCGCGACTGCGATCCCAGGTTACTTCTTGGTGGACATGCAAATCGAATTTGAGGGACTGCGGTTTAATTCCCGTAACTTGATCAGTGGTTCATTCCAAGGGTTGGGTGTTCGTCAATCGACTAGCATTGTTAACACAACGGCCAATGGTGACTCTGTTCTCGTTGGCGCTGGTTTCACAACCGGCGACGTGTATGCCGTGGTGCTTTCGACCACAAACGCAACGTTCGGCATCGGGCACTCAGCTAGTACGATCTTCGTCATCTCTAGCGGGTCCGGTACCATCGCGTTCACCATCACGGGTTCGACCCTGGTGTATGGGCGCGCCTCCTCGTCCACCACTGTGACTCTGTACACCACGTACGACTCGGCAGTTGGTGGAGACACTAGTGATAAGCTCATCTACGGCGTTACAGCCGCAGTGACCTCCACTTTTCCATCTACCCTGGTGGCACAGCTACGCAATAGCACGCAACCGTCCACGTAAACGGACGGCGACCGAAGTCGTTAAACTGAAGGGCCCAGTGGGCTCACATGCCTCAACTAAG